TGAATGATACAAATACTTGTGTCTCATAGATCCCCTGTACCCAGCGTAACAAGGGTGGAAGTAACTAATAGGATTCATAGCACTATGTGTGTAAAGTCCAAATTGTTCACCATCAATACCCTTGGGATCATACCCATGTTGATAAGGAAAAACTTTGTTTCGTAATTGGGCTATATTTATTCCTACTCCTTCCGGAAAAACAACATTCCAATATCTAGTGAGAACATATCTCTTAGCTAATTCTCTAATACTCGTAACATTTTCTCCAAAGAAAACATTCATTGTTTGGTCTGCTGGTGCAGACTCACTTGCAATTGTTTCTAATTGAGTTGCAGCTAACGGCTCATCAATTCCATCTTGTTCTACAATTCCACTCTGTGAATCCAACGGTGGTGGATCAGGTGATGGCTCATTTGGGTGTCTAAAATAAGTGAGATTCTTAATTTTCTGGCCATCGGGCTGAGCAAATTTAGCATCATCACACATAGATACATAAACATTAATGGAAATGTCTGAACTAGCGCTTGGAGAAACCAATTCATTGATAACATCAAGTTCAATAACTCCATTGGCTGCTCGCACAAGAAATTCGTTAAGTCTAACAGTGGATGAGAAATTAGGGAAGATGCCAAGTTCCTCACATTCTAACCAAGGCTGGTGTTGTCCCCAACCAATGGTAATCTCAAAATCCTCTGCCTCAGCTATATCAATCACACGAGAATAGTTAGTATTATAGTCCAAAGTAGCACCTAAACTACGAGGATCATATCTTACCAACATACGTCCCTTATGATAAGCTGATTTAACAATTTGAAATCTAAATTTAATTGAACCTTGCCAATATCTAAATAATTGTGCCATATGACACGCAGGAGTCATATGTAACTCCCTCCTAGTTGTTGGTGTTGTATAAACCACAGACCTATAAAGGTCTGGAGCTACACGACAATTAAATAACATATCACCAGGTGCGGCATCACTAGTCCAATTAAAGGTAGTCAAATAAGATTCTCTCTTAACATAATCTAGTACTCCCATTTCATCCTTGCCTTCAAGTCCTGTGACCCTAGGATCAATAGTAACTTCATTCTTGGAATCTAGTGTTAATTTGTTTACAGGATCAGCAGCATCCACATTAGCAACATTACCCAATGGTACAGGTTTCATGATTACTGGATCTGTGATAACTGCTGGTCTACTATAACCAAATAGTCGTGCCACATCGCCTACACCACTAGCTACTATTTCTGTAGCTCGTGCATAAGGTCTTATTAGTGGAATGCTTTTTAACGCCCCTGCTGCTTTCGCAACAGCAGAAGCTGGTTTGGAAATAATTCCCTGACCATACTCGTCACCAGAGTTCATAACTCCGGATTGAGAAGGCAAAGGAGGAAGTGATTTGGAAGTTGGCATTGTCAATGTAACATCAGTAGCCCATAAATATACATTAATGGTTACTGGATTACCGACATCAGTATGCCGTAAATTTCCAAAAGACCTAAACACTACTTCTCCTAAACCATCCGTAATATCCGGTTTTGTTAGTGGAATGTAATTCTCTTTATAAAAATAAGGAATTTCCAAAACTCCACCAGCATTTAAAGTTGGGTTGAGAAAGATATGGGGCTTCTGCGAAGCTCCGACCAAATCGGCATCTAAAGCAGCACCAAGACCACGTTCTATTGTAACTTGGTCAAATCCACTCAATGGATTATATGATACTAAAACTCTGCCGTAATGAAATGGTGTTCCACTAATTAGTACTTTCATATGCAAATTCATGCGTAAAAGTTCAAAATTAGCTATCTTATCCCGGATAAAAGGATTAGTTAAATAAGCTGTCCATGGGTTCAATGTCTCAAATAAAGGTGAATTGATAGCCCATTGATACGTTGCCACATTAATTGGACGGCGCAGAAAATTACCTAAATCGCTATCGCTATTATTCGCTAAATTGAATGTAGCATCTGGTGCGGTGGGTACCGTAGTATTCCAACCGGCAGACTCATCGGCAAATGTTGTGATTTCTGCTTTTGCAGTATCATCAGCCGCGCTAACATTCATAGTTGCGGATTGAGACGGCAAAATTGCATCATGTAATTTATCAATTTCTGATTGCAATTCTGAAATCTTGCGTTTTAATTTTCTACTGTGTCCGTACTTTCGTGCGACATCATGTTCTAGTTGGTGAATACGCACCAACGCCGTTTCCAGTGTATAAGGGGACTGGATCTCCCCATTATGCATACTTAAATCCAATGCATTTGGATATTGTGTAATACTAGTAATGCGATAATTATATTTAAAACAAGTGTATGCATCAACACACCTGAATCAGAGCTTCTCTTATTGTAGTTTCAAACTACTCCACTAAATAATGGTACCTCTCGGGGGAGGTTCAAGACAAATAAGTTTTCGTAATATACAATTAGTTTGGAAGATACTAAATGCAAATTCGTAACTACCTCATTTGGGTTCTTTGGTTTTTATTGCATGTAACCAACGCAATTTTACATTTCGAAAATTTACCCTACTCCTCTTTCGAGGGTGGGTATGGGTTTTCGTCCCATTCGTATTTCTCACAATACTTTAAAAGTTGTTCCTGATAAGTCGGGAACGACCCTACAAGTCCTGCGAGATTACATTCGTCTGCTACTTGTTTGAGTTGCGCGCATCTCTCTGTGTATTTCTCACGTCCGAAATGTGCGTACTTATCCAAGGCATCCTTTATTGTGCAGGCAGCGTGGAGTTCTTCCGAAATCTGTGATTTTCCATGTGCATGGAGCATCTTAGATATCGAACTCTCCTCAATAACTGCACGGTATAATTGCAATTCATCATCCCATACTGCATTATGTTTTAAGAAACCTGCTTCAGATCCATGTATAAATGGAACAGATTTAGCTTCTTTATCAGCCATCGTGTATGTAATATCACACTCAGCTAAAACACGAGCAATATTGGTATGATTGTATGCATCATAACCAGTCTTTACGGACATGATGTTATCATCTCCATAAGTCAATAGAGCAACAACTTCAGAAAATAATGGCGTTTTCCACCATCTTTCTTCTTGTGCAATTCTATAATATACATAACGCATATATAAACTATTAACTAATGAATTGGTAACAACAGTCAATGGATGTCCCGAAGGATTAGATCCATAAAACTGTACCAATGTCCCAAAATAATCATAAGTTGGTGAACTGATTTCAGTAGCAATACCACGCATGACAGTTAAATCGTCAGCATCATAATTACCACTCAATTCAGCAAGATTAATTAAAATCTTAAAACTCGCCAACATAAATCTTGGAGACATACGTCCATCAAAAGACTTATAATCACCTGCAACTACTCTGTCTACTCCATGTTTATAAACATGTTTCATCATCTTAGTCCACTCAGGCGATTCTACATTTAAACCGACAGCACATTCAAAAACTTCTTTGTTCTGTTGCATAAGGGCTGAAATCGACAGGAAATATTTCCTGACTAACATAATAAAATAAATATTACATCCAGCGAATACACGAACTTTTGTTTTACCAATCTTAGTTGGTTCATCCTTTAATGAAGCTTTGAAAACAGTGTTAATTCGGTTTCCATCCAACAAAGTTTCTTCGAGTTTCTTAATCTCCTCCAAAACTTTTGGATCAATATCTCTAGGGCATGAAATTCCTTCAACAATTCTATCAGACTTACTGACAAGAGTTGTCTTAGGTCCAGATAATGGAAATCCGCAAGCCGTGGCGAAGTTCATAGCATTAATGCCAGTAACTCCGTCTAAACCTGCAAGGACAACATCATCATCCAATTTGCCGAGATTGCGCAACTTATTCTTCAAATTAGAAGTCAAAGTTGAACTAAAATCTACGACAGCCTTATCAATCAACGCAGCATCAAACCTATACGCAGTGTGTGTTTTGTTTTCGATATCCACTTCTTTATGCATAATATCCCTCATCAAATGGGGTTTATCATGTATTCTTTCTAAGCCTAAATGCTCATGTACTTTGTGTGAAATCGAAGAAACTCTTACTTCAGATTTTGGTGTTGAACTGGGTCTATTATGTGCTCCATATACAATACACCGCGCATCACTTTCTAATTTTCTAGTGACGCACAATTCATGTGGTTCTTGTAATGGACCAACATCAATATCTCCAATCGTTGTTTCAAAAGCCTGTCCGGCATGTGAAGGTAACACTGAAGGTCTTTTAGCAATATTATCAATCGCATCCAAGACTTGATCTCGCGTAATAAAGCCAGCTGCTGCTGTATGGTTCTTTCCACCTAAATGGAATCCACCAATAAACGGCATGTCCTTATTATCACGACCTACAAATGTTGCCATACACAAACCTTGGAAAGTTTGCTCTGGAAAATAATAACTAAGTGATTCAAATGATCCACCTAGCGTAGTCCTGTTGGTCGTACGTGTACCCAATAACTTTTGGTAAACTTTAATTTCACCTTGGTCATTGTACACCATCTCGCCAACAATTTGCTTGCCATGTGCAATGTATCCTGGAAAATATGCGGTTAAATCGCGTTGATCACCAAGCTCAGGAACATACCAAACACAAATGTCTGTATTAGGTATCCTATAGCAAGATTGCATCGATATACTAACGTGCTTGGGATTGGCCCCCGGCTTTGTAATCAATGCTTCCGCATTATAATCAGGTACTACATGAGAAGGAATTAGTGCAATATTACCTCGAATTGGTAGACAGTTACAAAATCTTGTCTTGCCATTATTCAATTTAATATGAATCATCATAATCCTTCTACTAACCATACCAGTTAATTGGTCTGGTGTAGAACAACGAGCAGTGCCCAAAATCCTAGGATTAAACGTAAATCGCTTATAACGCGAATGTTCATCCCAAAATTCTGTAGCTGATTGCTCCTTTTTCTTCTCATTAATATCTATACTTGGTCGCATATATTCTGCCGCCTCTGATGTTAACATATCATAAATTAATTTAATGACAGAACCAATCATGGTCATAGCAGACACACCACCAAGTAAAGAAATAAACCTCGCTCTATCGAACATGGTCATTTCCTTTAGATAATCACTAGGTTTCTTCATACGCTGTATCTTGTATTTTACTACATAACACAACGCCTTATAAAGCAACCATTGTTGAATCTGAACGGTTAATAATAATACGACAAATATTCTCGGATGGTGTGTAATACACATAAAACAAATCGTGTACATAAAAATTGCTTTGACACAAAGGTCAACACAATATTTACCAATAATCCAATTCCGACATAATTTAGTACTTAAAATAACAAATACTAACTCGCTCAATTTCTTGAAAATTAATGTTTCCAAATCATAATATTTTTGAAAAACACTATCAAGAAGTCCAAATTCGGAATCAAGAGTATCATTAACTTTGTCAATATCAATTGGAAAACCTTCGTCGTCCAACTGTACATCAACATTACTACGCTGAGTCTCAACAAAGTTGCGTTGTTCTCTAAAATGTTTCGCAGTATCTACCTGCAAATATTCTAGAAATTCACGCAAACTAACGTTACACATCTCCTTACCCTTAAATACTATGGGTACATAGGTGACACGCTCCTTATTGCTGGTTCCTTGACGAATATTACCAGAGTGCAAAATAGGTCTTTCCAACGTAAATTGCGCAAAATCTGGATATGCAATTCCTGTAAAATCTCTTTCGACCTTAGCAGAATCAAGCATAACAGAATCTGGTAATTGATACTCCTTCCTCACTGTTTGCGTAACAGTAACATCAAAACGACGGGCAATCGATAAAGGCTCATTAGAGTAGTGACTAGCATTCAAATCTTTTACATTTGTAGTAGCTAATACAACTCTAGGCTCAATCATAATATTCCCTTTCAAGTCAGCATTTGGATTTAATGCAGCTTGCGGAGAATTATTAATAAATTGAATAACCTTCAATAACGGATTTCCTTCCGTAGTCTCAACAGTACTATTACACAAATCATCTAATATAACTCCTGTATGATGTGTTCGAAATTCAGACTGAAATTTATCAGCCTCATTCAAAACTACAACAGAATCAGATGATGCACGGAAACCATTGACCTTTAAAATATAACGTGAGACAGCATTTGCTATCGACGATTTTCCTACTGACGATCCGCCAAACAAAAGAATTCCATAAGGTTTCATCCTAATAAAATCTTTCTGCGAAGCAATACGTTTTGCTTGTAAAATTTTCAACTCCTTCAATTTGGGAGTATAATAAGCTTTTTCAGAATTAGCTTTAATACTAGTTGTAGCTGTATCAATAGCCCTCTGTAAACGTAAATCGTATTCTTTAATATCATCGACATCACAATTTTTGCCTGTCTCAAACAAGATATAACTTGCTAAAACATATGCATAATCTTCCTCAAAGACACCATTAATGGCATCCTCGTAAAAAGCTTTAAAGCCCTTCTCGGGAAAGGCTCGACAAGCTTTTACAAATAAGGAACAAAATTCATAACATGCATCTAATAAATCAAATGGTTTAGTTTTCTTTCCTAATTTACTAGGTGTAAAGATCTTATGTCCTTTAATCTCAATTGAAAAATTTTCTAAAATTTCCAATGAGACCAAAATGTCAAAAATCAAAATTAATTGTTTAATTAATTTACACGCTCGTAAATATCCTAAAGTGGTATAATGTTTATCAAAATCGAAATCAATCTTCGATGTGACAAACTTATAAATTTCAACAAGCCACTTCTTGCTCTTGCCAAAGAATTCTTTAAATTTCTCTGAATCTTCTTCATCCAAGTTTTCACCTGATTGAGAAGACATAAAATTATTAAAATAATCCTTTGCTTCCTTGAACGGAGAATAAACATATCCATATGTAGTATTAGGATTAGCCAAATCTGGAATTCCTAAATCCTCCATTAATTTCTTCATTTTTGG